TATTTTCACTTTTTGGTAACTTGCCAGGGGATCAGGTTAGACGTGCCAAAAATATGTATTATTCCTGCACTCGTGTTTTCACACAGGTGAAGGATAATCTCATTTTTTGGGGCAATTCGAATCCTTCTGGTTGGTACCTCACGACTTTTACTAACACTTATACCAATGTTTTGGCAACGTATATGGCCATTTCAATTGTCCTTCTTGGTAAGGATGCCAATAAGTTTGCCGTAGAAAAATTGGTAAACACTCTCATCAAGGACAAGGTTGTAGAAGTTTTGGCTTTTGGGGATGACATTGTCATTAAGATCAAGCGGGGTGTTTGGAAAGGCTATGACTTGGATCTTGTCAATGATCAGACCCTTGCTGATGCCTATTTGGTTTTTGGACATGTCTACACGGATGAAAGTAAATCCACCGATTTTAGTTGTGTTGATCGCACTATTTTCGATGTTGGTTTCTTGAAACGTACAGTCCGTTACTATGACTTTGAGGATGGCCACAGGACCCCTGTCGCGTATCTAGATTTAGAGACTATCCTGCAAAACATCCAATGGTTGAAGCGTCAAAGTACAGAAGAAGAATCATTAGAGATTTGGAGTACCAAGTTTGATAAATTCATGGACGAATTATCAATTCACCCTGATGATGTTTGGAGTCGTTGGTCTCCAATTCTGGAGGGGTTGTACCAACAAGTGGCAATCACATTGCCAAAGAATCTCGTTCTTTTGCGTTCAAGGGATGAGAGGGCCGCACGATGGTGTAGCGGCGATGTGTCCCCACCGTGGGTGCGTCAATGATCGTGTAACTCTATTTATTTCTACTTATTTAGACTTACGGAGGCCTATTTAGGTTGGGTACTCCTCAGGCAGCCCCGAAACAAACCCACTTATGTAGAATAGATGTATGTAGTTTGAGCTGGCTCATACATCGAAAAATTCGGCTTCCCAATACTGACGAAACTTCGACTTTAGATACACAAGTCAATAAACAAGCTGTATCAAATACATTCTCATCTACTGTAGAAGATGTGACTGTAGAAAGGAAATTGCAATCACAATTCCCTGAACCAATTCTACAAGCCATGGATCCAAACCATGTTTCTACTGTTATAGACTATCTAAACAAACCCGTTGCTGTTTTTGATACACTTTGGTCCACTTTGCAAACTCGTGGGGACACATTGAATGATGGGCTCTTCACCGGCAGAGATACTTGGGACTATGTCTCAGGGGTCCAAATGTGGATAGACAAGCTGAAGGGTTTTCTCGGACTACGTGCCACTCTTTGTATTAGACTAGAATTGAATGGTACACCATTCCATGCAGGCCGGCTGCGCCTTTGCTACTATCCAGCAGCCGATATGTCTGATAATAAAGTTGTGAACCATGTTTTGGATTTTGTTTCTCTTTCTCAGTTGCCCGGTGTTGACATCGAAGCATCTGAATCTTCTGTTACTTTACGTATCCCTTATGTTTCTATTTCTCGTTACATAGAACTTAACTCTCCCTTGGTAAAGGATTGGGCTCGACTCTTTCTTGTTGTTGCATCACCTTTGACTATTGGTGCAGATGGCCCTACTACTGTTGGTGCGCGGTTGTGGATGTGGATGGAAGATGTAGAACTGTTTGGCCAGACACTTGGCATCG